AAACAAAACGATCCGCTGTCATAGTGCCATCTGGGGCAACTTCAGTGTTGGCGGTTATTGTGGCAATACTTTTCGTCCAAATTGCATTATCAAACTGCTCCGTATAGGTCAGCAGATTGCGCGTCCCAGTGATGGGGTTGACCCCGTAGGTAGGACGCTGACCAAGTGTGGCTTGTGTGGCGTGGTTGCCAGCGAGTTCCTTGACGGAGATGTTGTCGATAGTGGCTGCAATAGTCCCACCGTAAAATTCTACACCTCTAGACGGACTAGACCCAGAGGTAACATAAACAGACTTCCGCCCAACAGCCATTGCAGCGCCAGTTAGGGCAGGGTTTCCAGAGAAATTGCCACCGACAGTGACGTATAAAGTTCCTGATGTGTAGCTGACGACATCAAAACTTACGAGATAGGTGCGGCCTGATACAGGTGTTAAGCCCCCGCCAAGAAGGCTAGCATTAGTTGCTGCGGCGACTGCTGCCCCCCCAGTAATTAACCATCCTGCGGGGACACTCCAGCCTGTTGAACCGCCAGAGAAGTCACCATTCGCAACCAACTCCGATCCCAGCACCAGCCCCTGAGACTTATCCAGCATCAAGCCGACAGTCTGGTTGGGGCCAGTTACAGGCGTGGTCCCTGCGCTGTCTTGGAACAGTGTGTTGTTTGGGAAACGCTCAGCTACTTCAGTGTTCACATCAGTGATGCGCTGGTAGGCTGTGGCGGTGGAGCCTAGTTCGAGCTGTGCGCCCCAGATGTAAATTGAACCAGTGTTTGGACAAAGCACACGGGCGCTGCTAGTAGCTACCGCACCAGTGTAGCTTATAGATAGACGCCACCAGCCATTGCCAAGACTTATCGCATTGGTATTGGTCACACCGACAACTGCCGATACTGATCCATCAGTTAGGCTAAATATCGCCCGATGATCTGATGTGTCGAAGACATTGACGCGCACCGAAGACGCTGTTCCTGCCTTAGCATAGAACGAGTAAGTGTATCCTGTTGCAATAGTGGAAATCTCTTGAACGATGAACGAGTTAGCTGCTGTTGCATCTAACTTGTCGGCTGTATTCGTGCCAAGCGGGTCAGTTGTATCGGATGTATTGGCAGAAACGGTTCCAGTGAAGTTTCCCTTAATCCAACCCGCATTATCAAACTGCTCAGTAAACGTCAGCAAATTCCTGCGCCAATCTAGGTTAGCGACAGATGACGGATCGTACCAAGTGCCGGGTTCAGATGCTGTAAATAGACCAGGAACTGGGTTACCGTAGAAGGTAGACGACAAAAGATCAGCCTTAGCTGTAAACCCTGAACCACCTAGTGATCTAAGGTAGGAGTCCCAAGCATCATTAAGGGAACCACTGTGACCAAGAGCAGCTAGAGCAGCCTTCTCCATATCATTCAACGACAAAGGCTTAGCGTAACCCAAGTACTCAGTGAGACGGGCACTACGCTTATCATTCACACTGCCGCTGTAAGCAGCTAGTACACTGGCATATGTGTCATTGATGTTAGGCATAAGAACTCCCTTGGAGTAGGCTACGTAGGTCTAGTTAGTTTACCTTGATCCCTAGACGCTGAGCATCTTCATTGAGCATGGAGAGGGCTTGCTTGTCCATCTCCTCCTCTTCCTTCTCAATAAGCTTACGCTTAGCTTGAGAGGCAGCTTCCTTGTCCAACCATCCACGTTCAAGGAGAAGCTTAGCTGCCCCGAAGGAGGAACGACCACCACTTCTCATCTCTTCCGCAATAGCCTTGATAGCCTCAGACTTAACCTTGACCTCAGCTTCCTTACGCCACCTAGCAATGGAAGGCTTAAGGAGAGGTGACTTGTTCAGATCCTGCCATACATCCCACGACCCGAAGATGGTCATAGCAAACTCATACTCAGTAGGATCGTTAGGGACCAGGCTGATGTATAGTTTCTGTAACGACAAGAATGTCTGACCCCTTACTTCAATGTCCTGCTCCTTCAACGTGAACAAGGCCCGTGAAGGGTCCATGTAACAGAGTTCGAAGAAGAGAGACTTAGTGAAGGTCTTGTTGTTGTCACCTTTAAGCTGGCTTGGGGAGAACATCATGGTTGAAGCACCCTACTATGGACTATGAATATACAATTGCCGTAAGTATAGCATGGCTCAGATACCTTGTCAACACCCTTTATCTTCAGTAGACGTGCAGATAGGGGCTTGACAGATGTAGAAAATGTGTGTATAATTTCTTTGTTGCCTCCGGGGTATATCTATTACTATAAGTAACTACGAAAAGGAGTTGTCTATCCTTTAAGTAAGTACTTTAAAGTACTACCTTCCAAGGTACACAACTACTTCTTAGTATCATACTAGAAGGAGTGGTCTATTCCTTAAAGGAATTACCTCAAAGTTCTACTTCAAAGTCATTCTTGTACACATACACCCTTCCAAGGTAACACTTGGGAGGGTTTTTCTTTGTCGTAAGCTCCTAGAGGTGGTTACTGGTAGGGCTAACTACTCCTCGAACTCCTACGGAGTGACGCCCTACGGGCTAGACGCTACAGATTCTTGTGATGTCAGGAATTTCTATGAGAAAATTTCTTCACGTCTTGTACATGTATAGGGCCACCCCCAACCCCCTGCTCTGCCCCTCGAACGTGTGTCCCCGAAAGCACACACCTGTTGCATTTATATCACTGTGGCCTGGATGTAACACCTTGTGGTATTAATGTCACAGTATAATAGGTCAGGTATGCTTACCTATATTCTGCATTGCAGGTCAAATTCGTTCCACTCATATTCACACATCCCTATGTGTATGCAATTATTACAACATTACACTTTCCCCCTCTCTTTGTCGTTACAAGTTTACAAGGTTCCTTTCCTGTGTCGCTGAACCCGTAGTATCCTACGCGCGCGTGTATCCTTTACCCATACCCGTAGAACATATAACGAATCAGCAACATCTGTCGTTATCCTTTCCCCTACACTTTTCTTTTCTAATGCTTTCAATCACTTATACGATTTATCCTGGTTTTGTGAAAATAGTTGTTTACATCCTCAAAACCTTGTCCTAAGTTGAATACATCGAAAGCAAGCAACCAAGGGGAAAACAAAATGACCTACTCAGAAAGCGCCAAGGATGTGACGATAGACCTAGACCGTGCCATGAAAGAGTTGAAGCGGCACGGGATTGAACCTGATAGTTACTTGGTTACCTACTTCTTCAATGACCTAGGCAAGAAAGATACATACAGGGCCGCAGATGTTCTGGCGTGGATAGGGTACTAAGTGATCTTACAGATAGGCCTAAGGGCCTATTCATAAGGTAACTTAACATAGGGGAATGTTATGTCGTGGAAGGGTAACCTACTATCTTGCGGTAGCAATGCTAAGACAATCAAGGGTGACGGGTCAGAGTATTTGACCGCTATCATGTACTTGACGCCGTGGAAAAGTGCAGGGGTAAACGTCTGCCCTATGGCGGAGCAAGCCAAGTGTATCGACGGGTGTCTGAATACGGCAGGTCGGGGCAGATGTCTAGTGTACAGGTAGGGCGGGCACGTAAGACACAATGGTATGCCAGCGATAGGCAAGGGTTCATGGAACAATTGTTTGCAGATATGACAAGCTTTGTCGCATACTGTAGCAAGCGAGGTATTCATCCTTGCGTTAGACTAAACGGGACTAGTGACATTCGTTGGGAATTAGCGGGGGTGAAGGGTTACACTAACATCATGGAAGCATTCCCTAGCGTGACGTTCTATGACTACACCAAGATAGCTAATCGTAGGGGCTTGCCTAGTAACTATCACCTAACGTGGTCCTATAGCGGGGCAAGTGAAGCTTACGCCAAACAACACGCTATCGCCAAGGTTAACGGGTTAAACATCGCCGTGGTGTTTCGTCGCAAGGAAAACATCCCGCAAGAATACTTGGGCTTGCCTACTATCGACGGTGACCGCGACGATATGCGCTTCCTTGATCCCAAGGGTGTTGTCGTTGCCTTGTATGCCAAGGGTAAAGCTAAGCATGATGCAAGCGGTTTTGTGGTAAACTAACCAAGTAAAGGACTAAACAAATGTTTGATGATGTCGTGGGTGCGGTCGCACTCTTCGCGATACCTGTAGTCATGGCCTGGATTGGCCTAGGTCTAGGTCTATAAGAGGGGTTGACAGGTTTCTATCCTTGTCGGTAATGTACTGGCAAGGATAGTGACAAGGCAATCAAACAAGAGGTAAGGCAATGCTATACGAACAGACAGCAAGCGCAGAGTTTCTTATCGGGGAAGGTAACCTTACAGTTAAGGTGGAAGGTGTGCCTTATTTCTGGGACAGTGGGCTAGGTAACAGAGACAGCCAAGCATCTTATGCTGTCGCTAGGTATATCGGCAAGCATAGCTTAAGCCAAGGCAAGCCTGTTACCTTGCTTTGGGTATCATCTAAACCCGCAAAGCGGAAAGGATAAGACAATGACATACAAGCATGACGCTAAGGCATATCAGATAGTGCTGATGGCAAGGGAAGTACACGAACAGGCGGTTAGCCTTTACCATGCCACCTGTCGGGGTGAGGATGTGAAGTGGGAGGTGGAGCAAGTAAGTTACTACCATCAGAAACTTAGTGCTGCGCTAGATGCGTGGATAGTGGGAGGGCCTGACGAATGATTGTTCTGTCGCTATACGACTACACAGGTGAGGCGGTTAAGCCTTGGGCTAAGGCTGGGTATGAGTGTCATTGCTATGACATCCAGCACGACGACACCAAGGTGGTACACTATGAGGGTGGTGGGTCCATCCACTACAAGCATGGTGACCTGTTCAAGACGGCTACTTTCCTTGACCTATACAATGCCTATCGGGATGGGTCGGTGGCCTTTGGCATGGCCTTCCCAGTATGCACTGACATGGCTGTGTCGGGTGCAAGGCACTTCAAGGCTAAGGCAGAGGCTGACCCACGCTTTCAGGTTACCGCAGCAAACAGGGCTACAAGGTGCGCCACTCTCTTCGATCTATTGGCTGTGCCATTCTTTGTAGAGAACCCTGTGTCGGTGCTTGCTACCCTGTGGCGTAAGCCTGACCATTCCTTCCACCCCTACCAATACGGGGGCTACATCGCAGAGGCTGAGGCACAGCACCCACGTTGGCCTGAGTACATCGCGGATCGTGATGCCTACCCTAAGAAGACTTGCTTATGGACAGGTAATGGGTTCAATATGCCAGTGCATAAGGCTGTCGCACCTGTCGAAGGGTATAGCAAGCAGCACCTTAAGCTAGGTGGCAAGAGTATGAAGACTAAGAACATCCGCAGTGCTACGCCAAGGGGCTTTGCCATTGCAGTCTATGAAGCAAACAAGATGGGAGTAAAACAATGACACGTGGACAGATCATGTCGGCTATGGATCACTTCGAAGTGGGTAAGTCTTACTCCTTCGCAGGGTGGGAGTTCAAGTTTGATTGGTCGCAAGGGTATGTGGCACATAAGGGTGGGAAGGTGCTGCATGACTTCGATTCCTTCCCCAACTTGGTACATGACATGGCAGCAGAGGGGTGCTTTGAATGAGTGACCTTACACAGTCCTATGAGAAGCTCAGAGCTTTGTGGGAACAAAGGGATTTGGCTAAAGCAGCCCGCATCGAACAGTTGAACGAACGGCTGACCGCTGCGACAGACGATGCAAAGGAAGCAGAGGCGTATGCTGAACAGTTGGAAGCCAAGCTGACCAAGGCGGTGGAGGCGCTGCGGTGGTATGCTGACCACTGTATGCCCAAGTATGCTGGCGAAGTGCTGGTTGAACTGGAGAAAAAGGAATGACCTGCCCACCATGCACACACGACTGTAACCAAGGCCGTAACTGCCCGTCTAGGGTAGGACATGGCACGGAGAGGCAGCAGGAGCGCCTTACAAGCAGCATACGTGGTCACCTTACCTCAGCCATAGCAGAAGCTGATTGGCTATCTAGCGAGGCTCTCATGGGCCAGGCTGAGGATGATCTATTCTATCTTGAGGATCAGGTAGCAAAGGGGTATCTCTATGGATCATTCTAGTATGTATGTGGTGGCTGTAGTCTTGTTCGTTCTGAACATACACTTGCTACTTCCTATCGTTATCTTGACTGTCATGGGCCTAGTAAAATTAGTGCTTGACAGGTAGAGAAACGGCTGTATGCTCAGGCTTGTCCTGCCACCCTCCATATACCTTACTCTAAGGAAAGGCTATCAAGATGTCTGAACTACCACACCAACCATGTCCATACGATGGATGCTACTCAACTGATGCCTTCTCCTACAACACAGAGGGCTATGGTTTCTGTCACTCATGTAGTAGGACATACCCTAGCAGTAAGGATACACTACTACCTTGGGCTAGTGAGAAGTATCCTACTGTCTTCGCTATCAAGAAGGAGATGAAGGTGGCTAACTCCCCTACTACATTGTCTGTCGTTGAGAGTATCCTGACACCAGTGGTACGAGGGTATCGTGACATCAACAAGGATGTGATGCAGTACTACAACTGCTTAACATACATAGATGCTAACGGGGAACCTGTTAAGCAGGAGTATGTCTACCCTCATGGTGGTAAGAAGACACGTACCTTGCCCAAGTCTTTCCGTACTGAGCCAGGCTTCAAGACTGATGAACTCTTTGGTATGGACAAGTTCAATGCTGGCTGTGCTAAGGCAGTGACCATCACTGAGGGTGAGCTAGATGCTATGTCTGCTTACCAGATGCTAGGTTCTAAGTATCCTGTCGTATCCCTACCTTCAGCGACACCCTCAGGTAAGCTCTTTGAGAAGTGTAAGGATTGGTTGGATAGCTTCGAGAAGATTTACCTATCCTTCGACAGTGATGGGAAGAGTGATGGTGTCGCTCAGAAGCTAGCTAACATCTTCCCTAACAGGGTATACAATGTACCTCACGACAAGTACAAGGATGCTAACGAGTTCCTTCAGGCGGGTGCAGCTAAGGATTACTCCAACGCATGGTGGAATGCACAGAAGTATATCCCTGAGAACATCTTCAATACGACTGAACAATTCCTCTCTATCATTCACGACGAAGATGATAGCAGCTACCTATCTACGGGTATCCAAGCACTAGACGATGTGATCCTTGGCCTTATGCGTGGTCACTTCACAGTCTTCCAAGCACCTGAAGGTATCGGTAAGACTGAGTTCATGCGCTACCTAGAGTACAATCTACTGATGAAGCATGAGGATGTACCTATCGCTATCTGTCACATGGAAGAGGTGAAGAAGCGTGGTCTACTAGGCCTGGCCTCATACCTCTTGGACAAGAACGTAACACGTAAGGACTTGATCACTAACCAGACAGAGGTTGATGATGCTGTACGTACCATGACTGAGAAGGAGAACCTCTATCAGTTTACTATAGGGGTAGACGAAGATCCTCTTGAGATACTGGAGCGTATCAGGTTCTTGTCGCAAGCCTGTGGTGTGCAGTACATCTTCTTCGAACCTATCCAAGACCTAGCCTACTCACGACAAGGAGATGAGAGTGTCGAACAGTTCTTGTCGCAGCTATCTACTAAGCTATCACGACTAGCCGCTGAGCTTAACGTGGGTATCGTAACCATTGCCCACGAGAATGATGATGGGGCTATACGTGACTGTCGCATGATTGGTAAGCGGGCCTCCGTTGTAATCAAGCTTAAGAGGGACCAGATGTCAGAGGATAATGATGCACGTAACACCACGGAATTGTTGGTATTAAAGAACAGGCCGACAGGCACTACGGGATTTGCTGGACAGTTGTTCTTCAACTCCGATACATTCACACTGGCTGAGAAGTATGCAGGTAACCAATGATCTACGTAGCAATCATCCTCTATACTATGGGTGCATTCCTTTACAACATACACCAGATGACAGTCATCCACTTCAGGAACATAAAGGAGTACAGTACACTGAACGTAACAATGGACTCAGTTTTCTGGCCTATCCACGTACTAGAGATGATGATACACGTACTACTTAACCCAGATGGGGACGACGAAGATGACGATGATGAGGGAACACAGTAAGAGGGTAGCCTTAGACATAGAGACGGATGACCTGAATGCTACACGTATCTGGGTCATCTGTACTGAGGACATCGACACGGGCGAGACTAACACCTTCCTTAACGTCAGCCATATAGAGGAGGAGAGGGAGAGGTTCTTGCTATACGTCAGTGGCGTACATACCCTAGTCTTCCACAACGGGATAGGCTTTGATGCACCAGTGATCAACCGACTACTGAAGATATACTGTATCGACATGAGTAAGATCGTAGATACATTGGTCGTTAGTAGGATAGTGGACTACAGCATCAAGGATGGGCATAGCCTGGACGCATGGGGCAAGCGGCTCAACCTATTCAAGGGACACTTCAAAGACTTCTCCGCACTAACACAGGAGATGATCGACTACTGTACGCAGGACGTTAAGGTCACAGTGAAACTCTTCAAGAAGTTTGAGAGTATCATCACTGATCCTGAGTGGCAGGTAGCACTACGATGTGAGCATGACATCCAGATCCTATGCGAACAGATGACAGACAACGGCTTCAAGTTTAACCTACCTGATGCTGAGGATATGCTGGCTGAGATACGCTTATCAATGGATGACCTAGAGGCTGGCTTCCAAGAAGACTTCCCACCTAAGCTTGAAGAAGTTAACCGACTGAAGTATAGGGTCAAGCCTGATGGTACACTGTACGCTACTGTAGCTAACGCTAAGGAGAAGTACGTCACTAGCTACGTGGTAGGTGATGAGTTAGTCTGCTATGATTGGAAGAAGTTTGAACCTTCGTCCCCTCAGCAAAGGATCGACAGACTATGGGAAGCTGGGTGGACCCCAGTAGACAAGACTAAAGGGCATATGGAGTGGGAACGTGAGCAAAGGAACAGCAGAGGAAACCAAGCGTGGAGAAAAGTTCGCTAAGTATGGGTGGATGTGCAATGAACTCAACCTCTCCACCCTACCTGACGATGCACCACAAGGAGCTAAGAACCTAGCTGAATGGCTGACCCTAGAGGGTAGACGTTCTAGCCTTGAGGAGTGGATAGGTCACGTTAAACCTGATGGTAGGATACATGGTAGGTTCACCCACATGGGGGCATGGACAGGAAGGATGGCTCACTCCGCACCTAACCAAGCCAACATCCCTGCTGCTTACCACGGCACACCTACGACAGCAGTAGACATAGTGAAAGCTGAATATGATGGACGTATGCGTAGCCTGTGGACTGTGGAGCAAGGCAACTACCTAGTAGGCACAGATGCTGAGGGTATCCAGCTACGTGTGCTAGCCCACCTGATGAAGTCTGAGGAGTACATCCACGCTATCGTATCGGGTAAGAAGGAAGACGAGACTGACATCCACAACGTGAACCGTAAGGCATTAGGTATCTCTCACGTGACACGGGACATGGCTAAGACTTTCATCTACGCCTTCCTACTTGGTGCTGGTGTAGCTAAAGTAGCTAATGTCCTTAAGATTAACCAACGTGAAGCGACAGAAGCTATCGACAACTTCACTAACTCCATTCAAGGTTTAGCTGACCTTAAGAAGAAGATGATACCATACATAGCTAATCGTGGGTGGTTCAGAGGATTAGATGGTCGTAAGGTTCCCGTACCATCTGAGCATAAGGCATTGGCGGGGATGCTACAGAATGGTGAGGCTGTCGTTATGAAACACTCAGCCATATCCTGGACTAAGGCTGCTACTAAGATGGGTATCAAGTACAAGCTAGTGACTTGGCCCCATGATGAGTGGCAGACAGAAGTAGAAGGATCTATGCTAGACGCAGAACTATTAGGTACTATCCAACGTCAATCTATTGTTGACACTGGAAAGAAACTGAGTATACTCTGCCCACTAGCTGGATCAACTGATATCGGCAAGTCTTGGGGGGACACTCATTAGTGGTGTTCCCTTGACAAAACCCACTAATGTATGGTATACTTCTAGTATGCCTAATGGGAGGGTTAACATGAAAAAGTGTACAGTCTGCAACAATACAAAACCGTTAGATAGCTTCTTCAATATGAAGACAGCTAAAGATGGTAAGAGCTATCGTTGCAAGGAGTGTGATACTAAAGCTAAAAGAAAATGGGCAGAGAATAATCAGGAAAGAGCAGCATACTCGGCTAGGAATAAACGTCTGAAGCATTGTTACAGTATAGACATAGCCACTTATGAGACTATGCTTAAGGCTCAAGATTATTGCTGCGCTATATGTGGTACAAAAGATAACAAAATATCTGGACGTACTCAGAACTTCTCTGTTGACCACAGCCATACTACTGGCACTGTAAGAGGACTACTCTGTAACCAATGTAACAGAGCGTTAGGTATGTTCAATGACTCTATTGACATCCTAGAAAAAGCTGCTAAGTACTTGACCACGGGTAAAGATACCCACTAATCAAAGGGAATACAACTATGGCTTTAAAATCTGTAACGACCACTGGACCCATCGAATGGGCACGTATCTTCGAAGACAAACGTGACCTGAAGGGTTACCAAGACGCATACGTAGAGTGTGAAGGTGCTTACACACTGTCTCAGATCCTGAGTAAGGAAGAGTTCCAGAAGTTGCAACAAGCTGGCACACAGAAGAAGCCAGTACAGAAGCGACTGATGGATGGTGAGCTTGTCATCAAGTACGAGCGTAAGCATAAGGTCGTGACCAAGGATGGTACTGTTGTGCTTAAGGCAGGTGGCCCACCCAAGGTGCTTGATGCTGAGGGTAAGGCTTGGACTGCTGATCATGGTGATATTGGTAACGGATCAGTGGCTGAGGTTACCAATCTTATCTCTACCTTCAAGGGTATGGATGGTAAGATGTACAGCCGTACTTCCTTGGTTGAGGTTAAGATCATCAACCACATCAAGTATGAAAAAGACCAAGCAGCTTAACTAGGAGAGTACCAGAATGGCTTCTTATACAATCTCACTTAAGACTACCAACTGGTACTGTGAGTGCTGCGGTTCTGGTACTCACTTCGTTATCCATCTTTATGAGAATGGTCAGCACGTATGGTCTACCTCACGGGACGATAAGTTTGGTGGTGTGCTAGATGAAGTAGCCGATGAGGACATGGACATAGATACGTGGGAGAACTTCATCAAGGGTATGAAGAAAGCCTTAGAGATTGCTGGGCATGATGTACATCTTGAAGAGAACATTGATGATAGTGATCTTTATGATGAAGACGCATGGCTTGATGAAGTAGATGATGATCGTAAAGAGGAGGACTTCAGAGATGATTTGCTATAAGGACATGACCTTCTGCTGGGCTGAGTGCGCCAACGATAAGTGTTTTCGTAAGTACACTAAGGAAGTTGTAGCTAATGCAGCCAAGTGGTGGGGAAGTGACGAAGCTCCTATCGCTGTCCAAGATATGTCTACTAACTGTGGTGATTTCATACCGCTAAAGGACAAAGCCAATGATTAAAGCCTCATATATAGATCACATGGGTACTGACCTTAGCGTTGTGAATGCAGCACGGGTATCCTTTGGTAAGAAGTCTGAGTTGGTTGAAGTGGATGGATACCTCACGCTTAAGGATGCTGATGTACGCTTGATCAACTACCTTGCCAAGCATAAGCACTACTCACCTTTCGGTCATGCCTTCGCATCCTTCCATGTCAAGGCCCCCATCTTCGTAGCACGACAACTAGTCAAGCATAAGTTCCTACGTTGGAATGAGATCAGCAGACGTTACGTAGACGATCCTCCTGAGTTCTATGTGCCTGAGGTGTGGCGTGAGAAGTCTGAGGATAAGAAGCAAGGATCACAGGGCGAGATTGTTACATCATGTGTGCTTGATATGTGCGGTGAGTACACACACCCTAAGTTTGCTGCTGAGGAGATACACTTAATCTCTCTTCAGGTCTACAATAGTATGATTGAGGGTGGAGTAGCTCCTGAACAAGCACGTATGGTACTGCCTCAGTCTATGATGACTGAGTGGTACTGGTCTGGTTCTCTTGATGCCTTCGCGGATATGGCTAAGCTACGTCTTAAAGAAGATACGCAGTATGAAACAAGGCTTGTTGCACAACAAATTGATAAGGTAATGTCAGAGTTATTTCCTTTCAGTTGGGAGGCCTTGGTTCATGGAGTATAAACTTTGCACCAGTGATGGTTGCTGCAACGTTACTAAAACTACTCATAATTTTTGTGGTCCCTGTATAATGACTAAGCACAGGTATGGTATGACAGTACCTGAGAGGGACTCTATGTTACGGAGACAAGGGGGTAAGTGTCTTATTTGTAACACCAAGGTGTTTTTTACTGGAAACTCTGGGTCAAGAGTGGATACAGCAAATATAGATCATTGCCACAAACGTAATATTGTCAGAGGTATTCTGTGTTGGCCCTGTAACACTGCAATAGGAAAGTTTGGGGAAGATGTTGAAAGGATCAGAAAAGCTGCGGATTATGTTGAAAGATACGCGCAAAATGAGGCAACACCGTCTAAGCAACCACCTAACCTAGCTGACTATGCAGGCTGGGAATATTACAACGAAGGAACTGAATGATGATCATCTTAGTCGATGGCGATGTTATCTGCTACAGGGCCTCCTTCGCTAAGGAAGGTGCTTCACTAGATGAGGCTAAGGAAAAGACTGATGAGTTGATGGATAACATCATCTTCAACACTACCCAACGTGAAGAAGAAGTGGAAGTATTCCTAACAGGTAAGGGGAACTTCCGCTACACCCTAAGCCCTAGCTACAAGGCTAACCGCAAGGATACCCCTAAGCCCGAACACCTCAGCGATGTACGTAACTACATGGTAGATATGTATGGTGCTGTCGTTAGTAAGGGCCAGGAAGCTGATGACCTCATTGCAATACGAGCGACAGAGTTAGCATACAACTGCATTATCGTATCCACCGACAAGGACTTCAAGCAAATCCCCTGCACCCACTACAACCCAGTAAAGAATGCAACCTTTGTATTGAAGGAGTTCGAAGCTACTCTGTTCTTCTATACTCAGATACTGACAGGGGATAGGGCAGACAACATAGAGGGTCTGTATGGTATCGGTCCTGTTAAAGCTGGTAAACTTCTTGATGGTGCAACGACAGAGGGAGAGCTATACGAACGTGTGATGACTGCGTATGAAGGTAACGAAGAACTTGTTACCATGAATGCTAGACTACTCTGGCTTCGACGCAAAGAGGATGACGTATGGCTCCCGCCCACTCAAAGGTAAGACAACGAGCATTGAAGGCAGGGTACAGGTCAGGCTTAGAGGAGACGATCTCTCTCCAACTAACAAGCCTATCTGTACCCGTTATGTATGAGACTGAGAAGATCAAGTACGAAGTGAATGAGGTAAGAAGTTACACGCCTGACTTCCTGCTTCCTAACGGTATCATCATTGAATCAAAGGGTAGGTTTGTCGCTGCTGATAGGAAGAAACATCTACTCATCCAGAAGCAACACATTTTCCTTGACATCAGGTTCGTCTTCAGCAACAGTAAGGCTAAGCTTACTAAAGGATCTAAGACTACCTATGGGGATTGGTGTAAGCAACACGGGTTCCTCTACGCTGATAGACTAATCCCTGAGGAGTGGATAAAAGAATGCTGATACATCGTGTACTCAACGGACCATTGACAGATGATGAGGATAACATCCTTTGTCTATGCCTAGTGGAAGATGATGGTGAACTTCACGAAGAAGAGATCATCTTCGAAAAGATGGAAGATGCTATATACTTCTGCGACCACTTCAAGGTATCCATCGAACCGATTGTACTTGAGTACGAAGGGGCAGACCATTGACAAATCGTACCGCTATCGTATATACTTGCGCTCATGCTGATCCAGGTGCAAGTAACATTCGCTTCGATTGGCTAGGCAGTCTCATTGAAGACATTAAGCCTGACTACGTGGTAGACTTAGGTGACGGGGCTGATATGCGTAGCCTCAATACTTACGACACACGTAGTCCTCAAGCTATTGTATCTCAGTCCTATCAGGCTGACATTGAAACGTATAACGATGCACAGTCACGCATCTGGGACCGCTTCAAGCTTAAGAAGAAGAAGCGTCCTTGGCGTATTGGTTTTGAGGGTAACCACGAGCATCGTCTCAAGAAGGCTATCTCTGTCGATCCCCGTCTAGAGGGTGACAAGTATGGTATCTCCTTCTCCCACCTACAGACTGACTATTGGTTTGATGATTACCATGAGTACAAGAACTCAGCCCCTGCTTTAGTTGATTATGATGGTGTCCTCTATGGGCACTACGTAGCTAGCGGCAACTACGGATCTGCACTATCTACTAAGCATCACGGCTACTCTCTCACTGAGAAGCTATCCTGTAGTGCAACAGTAGGTCATAGCCACAAGTTCCACTACTACGTCAAAGCTGATGCTAGACCTAAGGCTCTCCATGCCCTTGTCGCTGGATGCTTTAAAGGTAAGGAAGAATCTTGGGCTGGACAGGCTAACGCTGAATGGACTAAGGGTGTCGCTATCAAACGCTACATCAGTAATGGAACTTACGATCTCCAATGGGTAAGCCTTGCCGCATTGGAAAAGGAGTACGGGTAGATGTTTGACTTAGAGAGTAAGATCAGAGAACTGGTCGATAACTATGGACTGATGCTGCTCCTCGAACAGAATGACATCTCTGAAAGGTTTGTCATTAAGTACCTAGTCCTTGAAGGTTTCATTGACGTTGACGACTACTTCAATCTTGACGCAGAACTAGAAGAATGGAAGAGGGTAGAAGAATGATTAGTGGTGATGACATCGAAGCGTTCAAGGATCAGCAGTTCGAAGATGTGCTATCCTTTACAGACTACCAGATCAAGGCACGATCCTTTGCCTTTTATAGCGACAAGCTTGTCTACCCTGCCCTTGGCCTATGTGGTGAGGCAGGTGAGGTAGCGGAGAAGGTGAAGAAGTTCCTACGTGATGGTACTCTAGATGATCGTGAGGTAGCCAAGGAACTAGGTGATGTACTCTGGTACTTGTCTAACCTAGCAGAAGATCTTGGCTACGATCTAATGGAGATTGCAACGATGAACATCTATAAGCTAGAAGATCGTGCAAGACGTAACGTACTACGTGGCTCAGGCGACAACCGATAGGAGAGGTGAGATGAATATCAACACACAGTCTAAAGACTACACTGCTGTCAATGGTGGTCTATCTAAATTAGCTAAAGCTGATGCTGACCGTAAGGGCTACAAGTACACGACTAAGGCTGAGAAGGCTCGACGTAAAGCTAACCGCAATTCGGATGAGAAGAAATGACGCCTGTTAAGTGGAAGCTTCACTTAAACAGCGGTGATGGTGAAAGAGGTTGGTCTTGGGATTATGACAAGTACGAAGAGTTCTATGTCAACTACTCTGAAAGATCTAGGTGGGGTGAAGTAACCAGAGTTGTTACCTTCTATGATGATGGTAGCAAAGAGGTTTCTAAGTACCACACCCCAAGCCTTGAGCAATGTAAACTACTAGATAAAACCCTTGGAGATAAACACGGTGACTAACAACAACCACCTACCTACTGACTATTCGGCCTTCATCCACACATCACGCTATGCTCGTTGGCTTGATGAGGAGAACCGTCGAGAGACTTGGACTGAGACTGTTAGTCGCTATATGCAGAATGTAGTAGTCAAGAAGACACGTGACGAGATCATCGTAGGGGACATTGAAGAGGCTATCCTTAGCCTTGGTATCATGCCATCTATGCGGGCACTGATGACTGCTGGCCCTGCTATGGAGCGTGACAACACTTCAGGCTACAACTGTGCCTACATGGCAGTAGATGATCCCAAGTCCTTCGATGAGGCTATGTTCATCCTGTTGTGTGGTACAGGCGTTGGCTTCTCTGTTGAACGACAGTATGTAGGCAAGTTGCCTGATGTTCCTGAGACACTGTTCCCCTCTGAGGATGTGATCGTAGTACACGACAGCAAAGAAGGCTGGGCTAAGGCTCTGCGTAAGGTCATTGCTATGCTGTATGCGGGTGAGGTTCCTCAGTGGGATGTCTCTAAGGTACGTCCTGCGGGTGCTAAGCTTAAGACATTTGGTGGTCGTGCCTCTGGTCCTGGACCACTGGTCGAACTGTTCAACTTCACCATCAATACGTTCAAGGCAGCAGCAGGACGTAAGCTGTCCTCTATTGAGTGCCATGATCTGATGTGTAAGATTGGTGAGGTAGTGGTAGTCGGTGGTGTACGTCGATCAGCTATGATCTCTCTGTCTAACCTGAGTGATGACCGTATGCGTCACGCTAAGTCAGGTCAGTGGTGGGAGAAGAATGCTCAACGTGCTTTGGCTAACAACTCAGTTGCGTATACTGAGAAGCCAGACATGGAAACCTTCATGCGTGAATGGTTGTCGTTAGTCGAGAGTAAGAGTGGTGAACGTGGTATCTTCTCCCGTCCCGCCTCCAAGAAGCAAGCAGCTAAGAATGGACGACGAGATGCTAACCATGACTTTGGGACTAATCCGTGCAGTGAAATCATTCTTCGTCCACAGCAATTCTGTAACCTCACAGAGGTCGTTGTCCGAGCAACGGATACACTTGCGGACTTGGAAGAGAAAGTAAGGCTAGCTACCATCCTTGGTACTATTCAGTCTACCTTCACCAACTTCCCCTATCTGCGTAAGGTATGGCAGAAGAACACAGAAGAAGAACGTCTGCTTGGTGTGTCACTCACTGGTATCATGGACAACGAGTTGATGTCGGATAAAGATGGCGATACAAACCTTTCCTTCACATTAGGAGTACTGAAGAATGTCGCTATTAACACTAATGCTGAGTGGGCTGAACGCCTTGGTATCCCTGCTTCTACTGCTATCACTTGTGTCAAGCCTTCTGGCACTGTCTCCCAGCTTGTCGATTCTGCTAGTGGTATTCATGCTCGTCACTCAGACTACTACATTCGCACTGTACGGGGTGACAATAAAGACCCTCTGACCCAGTTCATGAAGGACCAAGGTATCCCAAGTGAACCTGATGTGATGAAGCCTGACACCACTACTGTGTTCTCCTTCCCACAGAAGTCACCTGAGGGTGCTATCACTCGCAACGACATGACTGCTATTGAGCAGCTTAAGTTGTGGATGACATACCAACGTCATTGGTGTGAACATAAGCCTTCCGTTACCATCACTGTTAAGGATGATGAGTGGTTGGAAGTTGGTTCTTGGGTCTACAAGAACTTCGATGAAGTATCAGGTGTGTCATTCTTGCCACACTCAGACCATACGTATCAGCAAGCACCTTACCAAGACTGCTCTGAACGTGAGTATCTTGAGGCACTAGCCTTGATGCCTGAGCGTATTGATTGGGCACGACTGAGTGAGTACGAGACTGAGGATACTTCCAAGGGTACAAGTACGTTTGCCTGTGCTGGTGGAAGCTGTGAAATCGTAGACCTTAACTGAGGGTAGCTAATGTTTTACATCCTGACTAAAGAGAACTGCTCATGGTGCGACAAAGCCAAGTTCCTTTTAGAAAAGAAGGGTGTCCCTTACGGGGCATTCAACTACCGAACCCACCCACTCTTCCCCTATCTACTTAAGAGTGCTAAGCTAAATACAGTACCTCAGATCTGGGCAGATACACCTGATGGTAAGGTACATATCGGTGGTTACCAAGAACTAGAAGACTACTTTGTCTACCAAGAGAATGAATTGGAAAAGAAGTAATGATTGAATCCCCTAAGTCTAAGCGAGTATCTAAATACAAGGGTGCTGAGAGTGAAGGAGCTAAGCGTCTTGTTCCTCTCATCCCTAAGAATGAACGACAAGATACTTACATCAAGGCTATCAACAACAGTCAACAGGTAATTGTACTAGGCCCATCAGGTACAGGTAAGACCTACATCGCAGCTACAGCAGCAGCTAACGCCTATGCTATGAAGCAGATCGACAAGGTAATTATTACCCGTCCCAATGTATCTGTAGGCAAGGACTTAGGGTATCTTCCAGGAACACTAGAGGAGAAGTACGCCCCTTGGGTACTGCCTGTCTTCGAGGTACTGGAGGAGCAGTTAAGCAAGGCTGTCGTTGAGACAGGGGTGAAGAACGGTAACTTCGAGATGGCTCCTCTATCTACTATGCGAGGACGTAGCTTCAAGAATGCCTTCATCATCGTAGACGAAGCGCAGAACCTCACTATCCATGAGGTCAAGATGCTGCTTACACGGGTAGGGGAGAACTGTAAGATCATCATCAATGGTGACCTACGTCAGTCTGACATCAAAGAACAGTCAGGCTTAAGTAAGATCATCCATCTAGCTAAGAAGTACAGTATGGACGTACCTGTCATTGAGTTCACAGTTGACGACATTGTACGTTCTGATATATGTAAGGCTTGGGTCGTGGCATTCCTTGAGGAAGGGTTATAACTATGGCTAAGTGGGTAATTCAAGATCGTTGTGAACACTGCAACAACTTTGTAGATGATGATGGCTACTGCACTGAATGTGAGTACAATGAGGAAGATGAGGAAGAAGAGGATGCTATGACTAAGCAAGTGGGTGGTACTCACTACAAGGACATGGCTATCCAACCTGTAGAGTTCATCATTGCTAACGGACTAGGGTTCTGTGAAGGTAACATCATCAAGTATACCTGTAGGTACAAACAGAAAAACGGCGTAGAAGATTTACGTAAAGTAATCCACTACGCCGAGATGTTGATCGCAAGTCTAGAAGACTAAACCCTACGGGTGACGCACTACGTGCTAAATAGAGGGGAGCAGAAATGCTCCTCTTTACTTTTTACCTTTCAGTAGGAAAGTAGCCTTAGCCCCAGTACTTTTTGCCTTAGGCTTATCTTTAACCTTAGCTTTAGTTTCAGGACGAACAGCAGCTTGGCTACCGAAGCGACCAAGAATGAATGGCTTACCTGCGGGAAGACCTTTGGCAGTACCTTCAGGACGAACAGCAGCCTGATTACCAAAGCGACCTAAGATAAACGGCTTAGCTTTGGCCTTAGGCATACCAGCAGCAGCACCCTCAGGACGGGCAGTAGACTGAGCAGCCTTCTTAGCCTTAGGCATACCAGCGGGCTTACCTTCAGGGCGTACAGCATTAGTCGCTGGCTTAGCCTTAGCTTTAGTCTTGGTCTTAGCAGCAGCCTTAGGTGCTTTCATAGCATCCTTCTCAGCCTTAGTGAAGAAGCGACGAGTCTTGAAGTTAGAGTTCTCGTCGTTGTTGCCTTGGACCCATTCGAAGTCCACGCCTTCTTTGTATTTGTCGTCATCCTTAGCCATCTTACTTACCTTTCTTCTTAGCTACACCAGCCGAGCTTAGAGCAATGGCGATAGCTTGTTTACGGTTCTTAACTACTTTAGCCTTCTTAGGCCCTTTGGGATTGATACCCCCATGCAGAGTACCACCTTTGAACTCTCGCATTACCTTAGCAATCTTAGCTGACTGCTTCTTAGTTTGCTCAGCCATGACTCAATACCCACCCTTCTTAGCAGAGGGCTTCTTCTTAGCTGTCTTAGCTGAAGCCTTGAAAGCAGTAGCAGTAGGCGCACCTTTGTCGCCAGGCTTACGCATCTTCTCTTTAGATCCAGCTTTCATACGAGCCTTCTTAGCTGCGATGTTTGCGTAAAGACCCTTCACTTCTTAGCTCCCTTGATCATGCACTTACCCATAGCCTTGCACTTAGCAGGGTTAGGACATTCTTTGCAGGGAGTGAACTTAGGAGGCATCTTACCCATAGGTTTCTTAGCCATGATTTTCTTCCTTGTCAGTTGTTGTGTGTTGGCAGTAGTCATTACCATTTTGTTTTATTGGCCCAGTAAGCAGCAGACATCTTACCCTTAGAGATGTTCTTAGCATGACGGTCCTTGAAGGCTTTGTTACGGGCAGACCCCTCAGGACTACCCTTAACTCCTTGCTGACCAAAGCGGATAGTCTTAACTTGACTACCCTCCTTAGCGACAACTACGTGTGACTTAGTGGGATGGCTAGGTGTAGCCTTAGGCTTATTAAACCCTGATACACCTATCTTCTCAAGACGAGAGTCCTTAGCCATTACTTAGCTCCAACCATATCTTGCGTTACAGCCTTCACCTCACCATTGATAACGACAAGGCTACCTAAACGTAGCTCTTGGTTGTTATAGGCTTGGATCAGTTCATCCTGAGTAGCGAATACACGTACATCATTCGGGTTAGCTGCCAACATCTTGATGGTGTCCATAACCTTCTGGTCAATAGGGGTGTTAGCTGCTGTCTTTCCTTCAGCCTCTTGTCGTATGGCTTGCTCTTGTGCCGATAGAGCGGGTGTAGTGGCTGGCAGGGCCTCAACTGGTACTGGCTGGGGGGTAGTAGCCATATCAGGACTTGGTGCTGTAACACCCCCTGTAAGCTCAGGAGGAAGTAACTGTGCTTCTGGTTGGATCATCTTCTCAGCTTCAGCAGTATACGGGGTAGTCATAACTCCACCACCAGTACGCGACAAGACACTTGCGATAGACTCACCGCGAGTAACCGTACCATCACCATTGGTATCTAGGTTCTTGTTACCTTCGTAGGCTTGGGAACCCTTCTCATACATGACGTAGGCCTCATCCTTACCGACAGCAGCGGGCCAGTGTACTGCCATGTACACATCACCGAAGTTCTTTAGCTTACCCTTATTAGGTGCTAGGTACTTTCCAACGTACTCCATCTGCTCAGTAGCTGTCATACCAGCCAATGCTTCAGTTGTCGTACCAAGACCTTTAGCAGTAGACTCCAAGAACTGGATCAAACCAACAGCAGATGAAATACGTTTACCATCTTTAGCGTAGGGTCGAACAGAGGGGCTAAACGATTTACCAGTTTCAAACTCAATGACACGTAGGAGATCGTTAGGGTTGATACCAATATCAGCAGACACTGACTTCACCTTACCCATGAAGTTGATGTCTTGGAGTACAGCATCAGGAGCCTTGTACCCATTCCCACTGGAAGTAGCAGCAGTTGTAGTACCATCTGTGATACCAAGCTCAGCGTAGATGATCTTCTTAGATGTTTCACCAACGACACCAAGACCATTAAGAACCTGTAGCTTGTAGTTCAGGTCATCAATCTTAGCCTTGTTAGCAGTAATGAACTTATTGAGACGATCAGTAGCCATAGCATCCTGAGCTTCTTTAGTCTGAGCAAGACCAATAGCACGAGCACCAGGAACAAACTTAGTCTCAGCAGATTTAGTTGTGATGGACAGTTGACCATTCTTACCAACAGTGAAGTTGAAGTTCTCTAGATCACCTACTGCTGCATCACGTAGATTACCTAGGTCCAGCATAACGTCAGTGGACAGGAACTGTGAAGTCTTCGAAGCAAACTCAGGATCAGCTTGAGCAGCCTTAACAATAGAAGCACTAGGTACTTCAAAGGTCTGCTTCCAAGCTTGAGCATTCCAACGAACAGGACCATCAATACTTTGGATCTCTTCGTGAGAAGTAATAGCGCCAAGGATAGCTGTCTTGATGTCAGTATCCTTCTGGTCTTGAGTTACTTCCTCATACGACCTAGCGACAGTGGATTGCCCAGACATAGTGGCGACCAACTCAGTGAAGGCATAACGAGCATCAATGAGATCTTTCTTAGAAGATTCTTTCAAAGCTTTGTTGGCTTCCTCTAGGCGACCAGCTAGGAGTTCTTCAGTGAACTTACCTGCTGAACCAGACAGACCAGCCATAAGCTGAGCAGACAAGGCAGGGTCAGCCGCAGACAAGGTAGCGATAGTCGTAAGGTACTGAACAGGTACACCCGCCGCAGCCATGTCTTGGTAAGCTTGGCTATTCAATCGTTTCTGGATCTCTATAGGATCTACATTCTTGGCAGACAAATTAAGAGTTGCATCAAACTGGTTGAAGACCCCTTTATCCCAGCCCTCAGGAGACTGACCTAGTTCATTCTCAGGAATACCAGTACGCATAGAAATATCTTTACGGTACTTAGTAGCCAAAGCACCACGAGTAATGGCAGCTACTTCTTCGAAGTTGCTCTGAGTAACAACAGTACCACGAAGTTCAGGGATCAGAGCAGATACACCCATTTCATCTAAGTTAAGCGAAGCAGTAGGGTCTTTCGAAATAGCTTCGCTAAGCTGTACAAGACCACGAGAGAAGATGTTAGCCTCTGTCTGAGCATAGCTAAGGTTGTTGTTCCAAGCTTTGTCGCTAAGAACTGTGTAGTTCTGGATAGTTCCAACTTCACGCTTCAGCTTATCGTTCTCTGCTGATGTAGTAAGCCATTCAGCTTTAGACTGTGCAAGGTAGGTGGCTTGCTCCTCAGCAGTAGCAAAACTTTGAGAAGCAGCAGATGCGTAGATGCCCTCAGAAGATGTCTGCCAAGCTTTATCAATCTCAATCTGTACAGCAGTCTGAGCATCGTAAGCCTGTACATCAGGGTTTCGACCTGTCTTAGCAGCCTCAAAGACTTTGCTCTCCAACTCAGGGAACATCTTACCAAAATTACGTAGATCAGCAAAGCTAGCATTACCTGGCGTAAGATCAGGGTTACCTGATACTTGACGATACTCATCCCAACGCTGACCAAGAACTTCATCTTGAGTAAGGGCACGAGTAGGTGCTTCACCAGCACTCATAAAGAGTTTAGAAAGACTAGCTAGACCAGCGGCAACAGGAGCTTCTCCTTGACCTTGAGGAATAATAGGGTCAATCGGATTGATAGTGGAAGTGATGGGTTGGAAAATAGCCATGTGCAGTTACCTTTATTCTTCTGTGACGCTTGAACTAAAGCCAGACTCAGCCTTGAGTGCTTGAACCATAAGTTCGTCAGTGATGGGGAAACCCGATGGAGTGAACACAAGTCTGTTTACCCGTTGACGCTCTATCGGTGTCATAGAACTGTACTTCATAGCTATAATTCTAGCATACTTTTTAGCTTCTTCATAGTCCCCTCGACGGAAGGCTTCTGCCCACAGGTTCGTTGCAGTGGTGATACCCTTAGCCGACAGTTTATCAAACTCTTTGTCGTAACCTTTATAGGTGTTAAACTTCCAAGCTTCTTCCTGCGCTTCTAAGGGCACACCAAGAGCAATGAAGATAGCCTCAGTGTTGTTGTCGATCTTGTCTAGGAAAGCATTGTCACGTGTAGTTACTTCACCGTACTTAAATGCAGTGTATGCGTTGTATGCCATGTTGCCAGTGGAGAACACACGAGCAAAGTTAATCAGATCATCCTTAAACGGTTTAGTAACCTCTGCCCCTGAGAAGGATGCGACAAGGGTCTTTACAGCCCCTATGCCAGTTTTAGTTGCTTGCCAACCAACCTCTAGCGACACACCACCCATGAACTCAATGATATTCTTCTCAGCCATGTCTTGCATGAGCATGAATATACCATCACTGTTGCTCAAGCGAGTAGACAGAGAAGTCTCCGTTCCAGTTAGTTCTGTAAGGAGAGTATCAATAACACCCTTACGAAGAAGTCGATAAAGCTGAGGATCTAGTTCTTGCCCGTAGTAATGACGGTATATATCCATAGCTGTCCCAGTAACAGCCCAAGAGGATGCACCGAACATAACTGTATGTACGACAGCTAGTCGAGTACGTTCAGCATTGGTCAAGACTTGACGACCTTTGCCACCAAGAGTACCTGAGAAGATAGCTTCGTTAACACGGAACATATAGGACATGAACTGAGTAAAGGGTAGCTTATCAATCGGTGTACGTGAAGCACCTGTCATACCCTGCGTAAGGGTATCCTGACGGTTCATAATCCAACGACGACCTTGTTGGCTGTTAGCTGCTACACCTGGAAACTTCTTCAAGAACTCCATGTAGGACGTAGCGTAGGAAGCAATGCGTGGGATAAGTTCACCTTCATTGAAGACTACACGACCAGCACTACGTACAGCACCAATGCCTTCACCAACTGTACCTAGGACACGAGATGCTTGTGCTGCATCAGATCCAAACTCAGCTAGGCTTTCACCAACAGTACCACGACCACTGTTCTTAAACATGGTTACCATCTCAAGGAACTGATCACCTGTCAGACCTGAGATAGGCTGAAGTAGGTCACCTGTACTCTTAATGACAGCAGCATCACCATTAGCAATAGCGAAGCGGATAGGGCCATACAGGGCTGTACCACGTACACCGTCCAAGCCAGAGACAGCCATGATGTTAAGAGCCTGAGAACCCTGTACCCAATACTGTGCAGGGTTAAACATACCAAGCTTAGCATCGAAGGCAAAGCCACGTAGAGCTACAAGGGGGTTCTTAGAACTAATGTCAGCGGCAAAGTCAGCACCAATAAGCTTCTTGCTGTACAAGAAGTCTGACACGTTCTTCATACTTGAAAGCCAGACCTGATCACCGATGTTCTTCTGCTCCATACGGAAGATAACTTTCTTCTGCTCAAGGAGAAGCTTACGACCCATGCTAGTTGTGTCGCTGATGGATGCTTGTAGCAACTTCTGCTTAAGCGACAGACCCTTGAGATCAGCTACGTTAGCCAATACGTTATGCTCAATAGCTGCCTTCAGAAGACCATTGATAGAGGCAGACATATAGGCACGTTCACTGTTGATAGCCACTCCGCGACCAAGTGACTGTTCGATAGACATCTTAGAACCATAGGTACGGTTAGTAACACCACCGTAGCCAATGAGGAGTTTGTCCCTACGTGCCCGTGGGTTCGTAATGGACATATCAATAGCTTCACTGTACTTACGACCAGCTACACCACCAACAGCGGTTGAGTCGATGATAGCTTCACCATCTTTAACGAAGTCAAACTGATTACGTAGGTCTACACCAGACTCATCAGCCCACTTAACAAACTCATCAGCATTGTAAGCGTCAGGGAACCACTTATTGTTGTCAACAATAATGGCATTAAGCTGTGGGTCGTTAACCAAAGCACGTACAGCTAGACGATGTTCTGCTGCATCCTTGAATGTGCCAACAATCTTCTGGTTGATCACATCAATGATAGCGTTTAGTTGGCCCTTAGCCGCAATAGCCTGAGCTTCTGTACGTACACCCATAACAGTAAGTGGAGACACAGTTACTTCACTGCCATCAGCAAACTTCTTTACACGGTTCTGCTTAACATAGAACTGAATGTCAAACTTACGGTAGTCACGAGGACCACCAGCGTTACGAGCCATAACATCAGAGTGATACAGACGACGAGTCTTGATACTACTATCAGTCATGTGCAGTACGTCACCAGGAAAGTTCTGATGAAGTGGGTCGTAGTTCTGGAAGACACGGGTACCAGCGGGTAGGTCTTTAGCTTCTACTAGCCTACCGCTAGCAGTATCCCATACCTTAGTAGTGCCTGTCATGTTGTCAGACACCTTAGGCACAATACGGTAGCCTGTGGCACTGTCTACAACGACACCATCTTTGACCTGAAGCTTGAAGGTGACATCAGCCTTAAACATAGCATCAACGTCAAGAGCCTCTTGGTACTTCAAGTACATGGCTACTTGGCTCTCCGAAGGAGGCTTACCATACTTGGTTAAAAACTCTACTACGAACTGATTAGGTGTCAAAGCTGTACGACGAGCAGCAAGAGAGCCATCACGCATCTCATCAAACATACCAAAGACTTGGTTCTGCTGACCACGAGAGTTCAGCCTACGTACTTCCTTCAGAGGAGCTTGCATACTTACACGCCAAGACTCACGAGCAGCTTCACCTTCCTTAAGGATAGCATTAAGACGAGGAGTTGTCTGTGCCAGAGGAGAGCCTAAATACTGTACAAGCAGACCTTCCCCAAGATCATCCGGGTTAGTCGAAGTATACAGGTGCATATCACTAAGGGTTAGGTCACCTAGATCAGCAGGAACATTGTTGCTTACACGTACCTTCCAAGTGTTAACAATGTCACCCGACACTACTTCACCACCCATTTGATCAGCTAGGTTCTGTGCAGCACGACGACCATTGTTACCATTGAACAACCCACCACTTTGAGTACCATAGAACTGGTGCAAGAATAGGTTCTCAGTTTCATCCTTCAGAAGGTCAGCATCTAGGTAACGAGTGTTACCACTATCGACAGCATCTTTCCTTACCGAATCGGTAAGCTTAGTCTTAAAGGTGTCAAAGGTAACATCATCAATAGCTTCACCTGAAATCTTAGATGCCTGTAAAGCTGCGCGAAACACTTGGCTACTTTCTTCAAAGACACGAGCAGCAGCATGACTTGTCTCACTCCAGAATGCTGGACGCATAAGAGTAGAGGTAGCGATAGAAGGTGTTACGTGGTTACCAAGGACAAGACCAGCCCGTAGTGGATCGTCAATGATAGCAGCTTCAGTAATGATTTTACGAACCAGTTCTACGTTGTTAGTCTTGAAGCCGATCAAGTTTGCAATGTCAGTAGTGATGCCATGAGCAACACCCAAAGCCCCACGACCAAGTACACCTGAGGTCAGGGTTGTCGTAGTCACTGCTGCACGAGCAGCTTTAAACGTCTGTACAGGTTTAAGGATAGGGCCAGCTACAGTGCTGATGGTATCAATAGCACCAAAGATCTTATCCATCTGGGCAATGTTGCTCTCAGAACCAGCACCAGCAATGGAGAGGAAGTTGTTCAGGTAGAACCTATTGGTGTCAGTGAACCAACCAGTATCCGACATCTCCGTCATCATATCATTCAGTTGTGTCTCAAAGTCTGCATCACTCAGGTTTGAGTACATCAACTCAGCATACTTATCTGCGTATTCACGGTTCTTCTGAGAGGTAAGGATACCCTTAGGTGACGACAACATAGTGTCTAGGAAGTCTCCAGCGCCTGCTAGATAACCGTCTTCCGATTCACCAACACGCTTCTGTACAATGTCACTAGCAGCAATAAGACGTTTGACCCTACGGACAGAGTAGTCACGTAGAACAGGGTCTTGTGAGCTAAGCATAGCAATGACAGCAGGAGTAGCAAAACGCTTGATGTAGTCGATACCCTGAAGCTCTTCCTGTAGTGCAGTGATCTCAGCTTGAGTATCTTCTACAGGGTTAGCAATGGAGATGTTAACTGCATCTTGCTTGTTAGATTCTGTCTTAGCGTTAGCAGTCTGGTCTAGAGCAGCAGTAGCACCAGTGTCTACCATAGGCTGGAGAGTATCAGGTTCTACGTTGAATAAGGAACCAAAGAGATACTTCTCTGCCCGCTGCTGTGCAGGAGACTTACGGATAGTTAGATCAGGAGTAGGACCAAACTCAGGCGTAACTGCCTTAGCTGGTGCTTTCGGTCCAAATTCTGTAGGTTCCATACTTATAAGCCTAACATTTTTCTAAATTTATCTGGTCCGCCTAGGAATTTGAAGGCATCTCCAGCGACACCTGCCATAGCAGTATACCTAGCAGCATCAGCATTAGCTGCATTAGCTGCGATACCCATGTTAACGATGTTACTTGACAGACCTGACATCTGTGAGCCATAGCCTAGTGCTGAGCCTGTCTGAGAAGCAATAGAACTTACACCACCGTAAGCCAAGGATGTGCTACCGACACCAAAGCCTTGTGCGCTAGAGACACCCTGTGCCCTACGGATTTGTGACTCACGAATAGCTTGACGCTGTTGACGCTGATAAGACAGGTCTTGTTGCTTCTGTTGTTCTCTAGCCATACTTGCTTGTATGTCCGCAGACCTACCCGCAGCCTTAGCAGCCTTAGCCGTATTAACTACACTAGCTACACCAGCTACTGCTGTTATCACACCAAGTAATGGTCCCATTTTTAATCTCCGTACCTACAGACAACTAAGTTTTCGTATTGGCCTACATACTTAAAGTTAAGTCCAGTAAGTAGTCTTTGAATTTTGAGGTTAGTCTTTGGGACAGCAGCCCAAATGTATTCGTGACCCATTGTACTTACAAACTCATACCAATCTTCAAGTTGGTACTTCATAGCAATGAATACTTCTTTAGTGAACTTGTCTATTTCTCGTATGTGAAAGATTACGAAGTCTTTGTTGTATTCAACTCTAAGTATGTAGCCCTCGCCCTTAACAAGAAAGTCTTTAGAAGCGTTGGTTCTTAGCATCAATTACACCATATCCAAGTAAGATGAAGTCTTTGCCTTGTTCACTTTCAAAGCGTAGACGGGCTGACCTACCCTTACCACGTAGCTTAAGCTTTGTCGAGATGACAGTTGTAGGATATACCCAAGAGTTAAGGTCACCTACGATAGGCATAATCTTGAAGCGGTACGCTTGCTGTGCATCAGACGAAGGAGTGGTCTTGAAGTCCCAGTATGACGACACAAACAACGACGAAGGATGGATGGGGTTGTATCCTGTTGACTCGTTACCTGTCCAACCTTCTTCAGTGGTTCTCATGTACGTAATGATGTACGGAGATGTCTTCTGGGTAAACAGATCACCCTTGAAGTCATAACCAGCTTCTGCAAAGGATGAGTAGTTTGTAGTTCCCCAATCAAGGTAGTCACTACCACCAAAGGAACCCATAGTCAGTTTGCCCGTAGCACCATCCCGAATGAGAAGAACAATAGCTGGGTCGCCTGTGCTGTAGTCTGTGTACTGCGTACTGACGACATCATCACCATTAGAGAACACATCATCTGCACCTGAGATCACATCAAGAACAAGTTGATCAGAACCAAAGCCAGTGTAGAAGTCAAAGCCTACTACGTAGTCAGTGCTTGTCGCTTCATCAGAGATCTTCCAAGGGTAGAAGGCTTGGAGTACTGTATCAAGGATGAGGAAGTTGTTGAACTTGTTAGTCTTAGGCTCATCAGTATTTGGGTAGGCCCAGTAGATCTTCTTGTTGATCCTATCATAGATAGCATTAACTTGAAGCTTGGCTGCTTGACTGATGTTATCCCAGAAACTCTGAATGACAGAGATACCAATGTTTTGTTCCTGAGGAAGACCAGTTGATTGGTCAAAGGTCATAGCATGGATACCATACTTGGACCACCAGAAGGGAATACCTTCAGCTTCTACGAAGGACTCAGCGGTAAGGATACCTACGCTAGTGATAAGGCGGATAGAGTACTCAGTTGCACGGAATACGTTATCGACACCATTGATCGACCACACACCATTGTCAGCGAAGATGTAGAGGTTAGATCCAAAGGCATACAGGTACTTAATGTTCACTGCATCTGGGATGGTAATAAGACCACCATCAGTATCCAGTAGATCACTAATGTCTTCTGACGTAGGATCATTAACTTGGTAGCAGTTACCAAGGTCGCCAATATTCTCAATCAAACGGGAGAAGATGATAGTGCCTGAGTTCTTGGAACTTTCCAGACCTGCGTAGAATACACGACCAGAGAATGTAGCGACAGACTTGAAGCGAGTAGACTCTACTTCAGTAGTGATGCCAGCAATACCAGAAGCAGTGGACCTATCCTTAGAGAAGAAGTCTAGGACGAAGTGACCATTGCCTGTAAGCGATGTACCTGAGAAGATCTTATTCCACTCAGTCGTTGAGAAGTTACCACTACTATCTTTTCCTGCATACCAAGGTAAGGTTAGGGGAGGGTAAGACCCATACGCAGTAAGCGCAGCAGCCCCATACGTGCCTGTCCAGCCAGCGTTAGCTGTGTCGTACTTACGAGGAGTTGTAGTGCTTCCTGTGGCCTTGCTTGAGGTGTACTCAGCCTTAGGGCCAATCCAATCGAAGTCACGTACCTTGAAGGCAATGGTAGAGACAGCTAGTGTCTCAGCTACATTGTTACGTTCAATGTAGATTGTATTGATAGCAGCAGAGGCTACGACAAGAACACCCTTGAGGGAAGCAAACTGACAACGGACGTTAGCTGCACCAACACTACCTGCTACTTCATAGGTAGCTAGGTTAACTGTATGTGCAAGTTCACTCCCTGAGTAGGGAGGAGATGCCTTGTTGTAGAAGCGGAGGGTAGCACCAGTTTGGATAACCAGGTACTCAAGACCTGCTTGACCACCCACGTTGATCCACTTATCTGTATGTACAATATCTGATGTAGCTACAGTGAAGCTAGAAAGAACACTACTATTTTCTACAGTAGCAGACTTACGACGACGACGAGAACCATCACGACGAAGGTCACAATTAAGCTCATCAACAGAAGCATCAGGCGGGAACGTAAGCTCACCAGCTTCAGTTACCAAGCCCTTCACGAAGGTGTTGATCGTCTTCTGGGTCAAGCTTTGCGGCATCTTTTACCTTCTTACGTGCATCAAATTCTCTACCGAAGTTCTCACGACGAGCAGTAGGTGTTTCCTTCTTGGTCCTGAAGTACTGGGCGACAGCAGCTTTAGCACTAGGCATATTGGAGTACTTACCTTTAAGCTCTTCAGGCAAGGAACCTACCGTAGTGACTACCTCAAAGAAGATGAAGCCATCACGAGACTTCTGGATAGTGAGGGGAACGACAGACTTATCAGACTTACAAATGCAGGTTAGATTTGATGGATCTTCAATAAATTCCAAAGGGGTTACCTTCCGTAGTGTGGACGTTTGTTAGCTTGCTTAGTACGATACATATCATTCTGTACGTATGACTTCAGACGACGAGCAGCTTGCTCTACCTTAGGGTCACTACCACTCTTGAACAAGGAGAAGCAGACAGACTTACTTTCAGCCAGTAGGTAAGGCATCATGTTGTCGTCAAGGTGTGGCTCAAAGCTATCTGTAATGGAGAAGGTAGGGTACACAGTACCATAGGCCATAGTCTTAGATGCTTGGAGAGTATTCTCTACTGAAGCAACATAAGAGTTGAATACGATATGTTCGTCATCGAAGCTGGTGTAGTAGCTAGGCATGACATCGTTACGGATCAACAGCACAGCAGAGGAGTCTACATCTGGAACCTGGATGATAGCTGTAGCGTCTACATTGGTGGACTGACGACTGATGAAGTCAAGAGGATCAATGTAAGGGATGGTGGTATAGGTGATACCAGTAGTCAAAGCTGTGTTGTAACGTACTTGCTCCAACTGCTTCACATTGTCAGGATACTTGAAGTGAGTAGGACGAGTGCTATCCGACAAGGAGGTAAGAGTAATGATACGCTTAAGCTCAGGAATGTCACGGTTAGAGATGATGTTGTAGTAGGTATCTTCGATAACGGAGGCTACTTGCTGAGCCTCTACGCTATCATTGATGGAGTTAACAGCCTCTGAGTCCATGTCAGAAAGTACACTTTGTACTAGCTCTAAAAGAGTCGTTTTCATTAAGCTGCAATCCCCTTGATACTCAACAGACCTGATGCAAAGCTTACAGTAACGGAAGCACTAGCCTTAACGAACACTTCTACGTAGTCGTTGGTAGCTAGGGTAACAGCGGTAGCGATAGAGTGAATATGCCAATCAGTAGTAGTGGTGCTGGTAACCATACGGCTACCTACAATCTGAGAACCATTCTTGTAGAATACTAGTTCGACATCCTTCGATGTACCAGAGGTTTGCGACACAGAGAAGCGGGCATCAAGGGTAGCGTTAATAGTCTCAGTTCCATCGTACCGTATACGAGCATTAGGGGAGGATAGTCCCGTAAAGCCATTGTTGATACTAGCTGTAAAGGTAGGGTTCAGCACTGTATCTGATGTAGTAGCTGAGTGTGTGTAAGGAGATGAAGTAGAGTAAGTCAAGTAACCGTTGAAGGTACGACTATTCTCTAACCAATCACCACTACCTGCTCCATCAGCAATGTAGATAGTTCCTGAAGCAGCAGTAGATGCTCCACGAGGCTCGTGCAAGTACGGATCTGTAAGTGTATTATGCTCAGTATTGGCCATAAGCTGTGTACCCTATTAGTATATACATGGCGGGGGTGCAATCAATAATGCAATTATACAGTGTTTGTAGGTTTTGTCAAGAGGGAAAATGTAGGGGTGGAACCTACTAGAAGCACCACCCCTTTTGTCATGTTAGCCGATGTACTCGATAACCAACTCACCAGCACCAGCGGTGAAGGCAGCGGTATCATAGTCCAGCGACACATAGGCGTTAGCCGTACCAACGGTCAGGACACCAGCAACGAGAGCGCCATTACAGGCGACCACATCACCGATTGCGTCAATGGCAGTAACTGCAATAGCTACGTCAATACCATCAGCGTCAATTGCCGAGCCAGCCAGAGTTTGCAGACCGATATTCAGGGCAGCAGACGAGCCAGTAAAGGCAGTGGTAACAATCAGAGTAGCTTTAGTGATGTATGCACCAGCGGGAATGAAAGCATCATTAGCCGCAGGAGCAACAGTAGCCGAGCCAATAGAAGCAGCAGCAGGGATGTTGATGACCAAGAACTTGGGACCGTATTCAGCGGAACCAGTATTGTTCACAGCACCTTGTGCGCCATTAGTAAGGACCAAAAGGCCGTCAGCGTTGTTGTAAGACATTGTTTATCCCTCCCTTACACGTTGGTTTTCGTGATAACACGAACCATGTTCTCAGGACGGTACAGCTTAACGCCGTAACGAGCAGTCGTAACATACTCGTGACGTTGTTGATCTTTGCTGTATTCGTAATCGACTTCAGGCATCTGACGCCATGCACCAACGAAAGGAGCAGCGGTAGAAGCAGCCGAGAAGAACAGGTTGACTTTACCGTTGACCGACGAGAAGTCCACGTTAGCGGGCGTAGAAGCCTTGTTTGCCAACGCACTGTCAGTAGCAGTAGCCAAGTAGTTCGAGGTATACACATCGAATCCGTACACGTTCTTGACGAAGCGCATACCAGTAGCGATGCCCGAAGACACGATACCTTCCCACATGGGGTTGTTGGCAACCGACACGATGTCCGACAAGGTGTTGATCGTGTATTCAGCCGAAGCATCCACGATAGCGACCAAGTTCGTATCCGGCACGTTAGCCTTCTTCAGTGCAAAGCGAGCACGAGCGAAGTCAGCAACGGTGATAACAGCACCAGTACCCGAACCAGCCCAACGGTGAGCAACGCTGTCGATGTTCTCTGCCGAGTTAGCCGAGACACCAGCTTCAGGCGTAGCAAACGTAGCCGTCTCGAAGTGAGCCATGATAGCACGTTCTTGTTCAGGAACAAAACGGCTCTTCAACTCTGCCGAGTAGAACGAGTCCTGCTCAGCCTTCTTGGTGATGTACGTTGCCGACGACAGATACTTGTCAATCGTGAACGTGAACTCACCAGTGTCCATTGGGCGGTATACAACCGCAGCATCTTCGACATAGTTGTCAACTTGTGCTTGACCAATCGAAGGGATGGTGAATTGGTTGCCATCAGGGAAACCATCAAGCATACGCACGTAGCGTTGAGCTTGCATTTCGTCGCGCAGAATTTCCTTAAGCTCGCCAGACCAAATCTCAGAGCGAGTAAGGAGATCCATATTACCAGTAGTCATACCAGACATAGATTCTCTCCGTTAAATTAAAGACCGAACTTAGTCCCAAGTCGTTGGCGATCAAGCATCAACTGTTGTTGTACCTTGGGGCTGAAGTACAGGGTTTTGTTTTCCCGACGAAGGGCTTGGTAGTAGGACCAAGTACGTTCCGTCGAAGCTTGCATATTGACACCCTCAGTGCGAATAGATCCTTGTACCATAGGGCTAAAGGATTTCTTCTGTTCACCTAGCAGAGCAAAGAAAGCGGTAGGGGATTCAGCAGCAATCTCTTGCATACGCTGTACCGACATACCTAGTTCAGTTGCCTTCTTCTGGATAACGCTTACAGCTTCAGTGCCATAGGCTTTCTCCAACTCCGTATCAACTAGGGAAAGGTTCTGCTTTACAGTAGACTCTTTCTCACGGTTGGTCAGTGTCTGTTCAACAAGGCTCTTTAGGGATTCCTCACTCACTTGGGGCTGGGTATTGCCGTCAGTATCAGTGCTACCATTATTCTTTTTGGGTACTACAGTATTCACGTTGGTAGGGGCCGTGGCCTTATTCTGTAGCTGGTCGAGCAACTGTTTAGAGTACTCCTGCTTCCCAAGGTCTTCACGCATTGCTGCGAGTTGTTCCTCAAGAGTCTTAATGTAACCATCAGCTTCAAGTTTGCCTTTGGCTAGCACTTCAGGATCTTTCCAGTTGTCGCCCTTTACCGCGACGAGCTTAGCTAGATACGACTCCTGTTGTTCAGTAGTCTTAGCTTGTTGCTCTGCTGATTGACTTGTGCCCTCAGGTTGCTGGGCTTGGTCAAATACACTCATTGTTATTCCTTACGGTTAAGGTCGATTAGGTTTAAGATGTCGTCAAGGACTGCGTTGTACTCATTGACCGCCACCTGCTTGTACTCCCAACCAAGGGAGTAATCACGTACAGCATCACGCTTTAAGTAGTGCTGTTCGAGAATCTGTCTTAGATCATCAAAGGCGTTACGGTATCCCATAACCTCAACTTTACGACGATCACGATCTGGACCATTAAGTCCACTAAGCCATTTAGCTTGCATTAAAGACCCATCTGTTGAGCTTGCATAAGCTGGTCTTGGTTCTTCATTTCAGCTTCTTGACCAGCCTGTTGGGTTTCAAGTTGTTCGCTAATCATAATGTTCTCTGCAAACAACTTAGCCTCACCAAGTTCTTCTGCCATGATACGAGCAAACTCTTTACCTGAGAGGTGAGCAGCCACAGTCGGATCAGACAACTTGATCTGGTACAGTTGGGTAAGGTTCTGTACACGCCTTGCACGTTCAGCAAAGTGACGCGCACCAACAGCACTGATCTTACCACTACCCACGATGTCTTCTTTAGTGATGTCCCTGAAGAAGGTGTTGCCTGTCGTAGGATCAACCATACGCAACGACTGAGTAGAGGAGAGGTTACGACGACCACACTCAAGCATAGCATTCAGGACAGGCTCAAGGAAGGTACGCTCGAAGTGTGCCGTCTTGTGTTCAAAGATACGAGAGGCTGAGTTCTGTAGGCTCTGTACTTCGAAGGCAGTCTTCTCACCAGGAGTACGGATACCCATAGCTTGCTTAGGAGCGCCAGCCATCTCCTCCATCTTAGCTTCAAGGATTTGAATTTGAAGGTCAGCTTGGAGAGCAGTGCTGTCAGGTTGCAAGTAGCCTACGTCACCTTCTTCGCCTAGGTAGATACGTGCGCCTGGTTCGAAGTCGAAGTCTTCTACGTCACCACGAATCTTCATAATAGGGTAAGCAATCTGGTCGAAAACGTCAGCCTTCAGGTTCTCCAGATGGTCGATACGGAACTGCATACCTACCAAGTTATCCAACGGACCCATAGCGTATAGGTTGTCAGGACGAGGACGCCAGCCAGCATGGAAGATGGGGGAGTGACCAAGCCAGCTAGGGTTCTCTTGGTTGCTGATGATGTACGCACGATCAACAACGGTAATGATACGATCAGTCCAGAGGGTCTGTTCGTTGTAGTCAAAGAGGTCACCGTAGAAGGTAAGCACTTCAACAAAGTTAGACTCGTAGTAGTGCTGGATAGACGAGAAGCCATCAGCAATGAAGCCAGATGCTTTGTCCAACATACCATCACTATTGCCTACGTAAGCACGAGCATGGAGCATCTTGTCCAAGACTTGTTTGAAGTGAGCATTAGACGGATCAGCTTCTACCTTCTTCTTGATCTCACCTAGGGTCAAGATACTCTTGATGATTTTAGGAGTCTTAAGGAAGGAAGATGCAGTAGGATTGAATACGATGTCATATGGCGACACACGTACTACCCGTGGACCTTCATAAGCGATATTGAAGGAACCATCTTCTTTGCTAACAATGTTCGACTCATACTCAACAGTAGCAAAGCAGTTACCGTACTGAATCCAATCATAGAGAAGATCAGAGGCTGTGTTCACAAAGTCAGACTGACGTACCTTGTTCTCCATAAAGGATTGGATGGTGTCAATCTTAGTACGCTTGTTGCTCGCACTATCAGCAGGTTCAAAGCGCATCCACTTCTGCTGAGGAAACAGAGTAGCGAAGTAGTTAGCATGGAGGTTATCCATGATCTGCGTAAGCTTAGGAGTGGTCGTAGTGTTAGACCAAGGAAGAACTGCGTTACCTGTAGTCTTAGTGTCGGTAGCGTACAGATAGTTACGAAGTTCTTTCTTCTCTTCTGTCCAGCTAACACGAAGCTCAGACCACTCACGCCAACGATTAGCAATCTCTACAGCCAAGTTGTCTGGCCCTAGTACGTGCATGATGTCAATAGTTTCGCCGCTCATTATGCCGCACCTCGGAACTTGTGTGATGACCAAACCACATTACTCTTACGTTGTCTGTGGATAGTCTTACTTGGAGCAATAGCCATATCAACTACAGAAGCTAGAGCGTCGATTACGTCATCGTGAGCAGGGTTACGTGTAGATAGTTCTTCTTCTAGGATCTGGATGTTGCCACCACGATAGTGCCACATCTGCATATTGTCGTAACGAGGTTCAAGAATAGAAGCGATACGTTCTTGCTTGTTGCCTTGATGCTTGTTAGGGCGATACTCTTCGATACTAATAGATAGACCGTGCTGCTTGATTAGTTCCTTAAGCTGCTTAACGATTGCTACCTGAGCAACGGTAACTTCAGCCCTCATCTTCCTGAACGACCACTTGTTAGACAGTACTAGGATATGCTCAAAGTACTCAATGATACGATCAGTCTTAAAGCGATCAATGTCTAGGACCAGTACGTTGTTCTCTGAGTCAACACCGATAACGACAATGGCAGTAGAGTCAGAACGCTTACCCAAACTAAATGCAAAGTCTACAGCAGCAAAGACGTTAAGACGGTTCTCTTTGTAGAACCAGTAGCCATTCTCAAGTCTCAGGAACTTACGGTCGTAGTACTGAAACTTGTCGCTACCTACTGGTACGTTGTCAGGGTCAGATGGGTTGTTGTAGTACTGTGCCCTGAACTGTCCTTTGTCCAAGTACTGTCCACGTTTCTTAGCCAAGATCTGGGCATCGAAACCAAACCACTTACCATCTTTACGTTGTTGACGGGGCCAGAGGAACTGTCCAGTACCGTCACCATTTTCTTCTACTGCTCTCTCAAAGACTTCATAGATGCTTTCTTCAGCAACCTTATTGAACTCTTTGTCGTAGATATCCTCAGCCATAGACATGAGGTCGTTGTACAAATCAGCGGGGTGGTAACGAGTACCGACAACCCACTCCTTAGCATTCGCACCTTCAATGGAGGAGAGCAGGGAGTACTGGCTCTTAACCTTACCTCGACCCTCACCTGAGTATGCGTTCTCGTATACAACTACGTCATCAAGTACAGCGATGTCACAGTGCATACCAGTTAGAGAAGTAGTCAGACCACCAGTGAAGATAGAAGGATCACGAACATTCTCCTTCTTACGGATAGGGTGATCTAAGGCAATCTCAGAGTTAGTCCACTTAGACCGTTTACCTTCGTCTGCATTCACATGATCAGGCCAGTACCTACGATAAGCATCACAAGTAAAGATACCCTTCATAAAGCCTAACTGCTTCTCTGCAAGGTTAGCAGTAGCAGAGATGTACAGCACACGTAGCGTAGGATCTTTAGTAAGTTCCCAGACTACACGGTACGCTACCATACGAGACTTCTGATGGTCACGAGGGAACAGAACAAGTTGATGTGTCTTATGTTCTTGACGAATCCACCAAGAGATAAGATCTGTATGACACTGACCTAGCATCTGGTCAGGAGCTACTAGACGAATGAAGGTTTCCAAGTCATTCTCAGCAGCCGCTCTGATCTGGTCTACAGTAGCGTTCATGTAAAATGTAACCTTAACTGTCTATGTGTGGCAATTATACAACACATCTTTTAAGTTGTCAATACCCTTTACAGGCAGCGTCGATAGAGGCGATCAGCTTAGCTCCAGTAACGACAGACTTATCTCCACCATCCAGGGCTAGAGCGTTAGCGTGTTCTGTACGTACACTAGCCGTACCGTCACATACGGCCTGTTGGTTTACCACGTTCGCGCAACCACTCACGGAGAACAGCAGGATCATCACCAAGATCGTCTGTCGCATGGTCTATATCCTTCCTAGTGTCCACATAGGCCGTAGCGGCCCGTACAGTGGCCTCCTGACGCTCACTACGCTTCCCTGCTACCCATGTAGCCCAAAGCAAGGCTACTGCTCCTATGGCCCTTGTAAGGAGGCTACAGATGTACGAGTAGATCATAGGGATTAGACTGTTTTACGCTTGGACAAGACAGACCAGAGGGCAACTATGATAGTAGTGATTGCACCACCAACAGTCGTTGCAGTCTCAGCGTCAATTAAGCCTTGGCCCACGAGGTAGCCACCAAGAGCTGCTACGAGGGCACGAGCAATACCACCGATTTCGATTGAGGACATTACTTTACTCCAAATAGGGCAGCTAGTACGCTGCGTGTGAAGGACTGTTTAGGTTTAACTTGAGTAGGTTCTTGTGGGTGTAAGTCTGCTACTGTAAAGGTAGGGGTTAGGAAGAGCTTACGCTCAGCTTCCCTACGACGAACAAGACCTTTGTTCACTTGCCCACCAGCTTTGTTCCACAAACGGATAGCGTCAGCAGCCTGGATGAACTGCCCATCATTTACCATGTGTAAAGCGGATGAACGAGAGAAGGCATAAGGGCCGATGTTGTAGGCTAAGGACAGCAACGCCCCGAATTGGTTGTCGTTAACTTGACGCATAAACTTAGGCTTGATCTGATCAGCGAACTTCTTCAGACCTGACATCAAGAGCAGTTCAGCCTCTTCTTGAGTAATCTTCATACCAGGTTTAGGAACCACACCTAGGCCAGCACCTTCAGTCGTGCCGTAGCCAATAGTCCATACACCAACGATGTCTTGGTATGCCTCAAGTTTGCATCCCTCAAACTCTTTAACAAGGTTGATAGTAGCTTGGTTAATATTCACTTACGGAAGTCCTTCTGGATCTCGTCTAACTTTGAGAGGACAGCTTTGAACCCCTCTTTGATTTCTTTCAGTTCCCTATCATGATTCTCTTTAGTAAGAGCAAACTCAGACTTCATCACAGCAATTTCAGTCTCATGTACCTGAGTCATCTTAAAGTGCATCCACATAAATGCGCCAATAGGAAGTACAGCAAACTGAAGGAGTAGTTTGGCTAACTCAAGAAGGCTAGTTTCTTGTTGCATTTATTAGAGCCTTGCTGGGACTTAGGTTAAGTCAGATGGAGTAAGGGAAACGGGCCTTGATCTCTGCGACCTTGGCCAGCCATTCATCGTTCGTTGCCTCGCCACGCTGGACTTTGAAGTACAGCGGGTCGGCTTCAGCGCTATATGCGTCTGCACGGGATGCCTGTTGTTGCTCAGAGGTTGGTAAAGGCGGCGGCATATATACATATGCAGCGGTTTCAGGATCAGTTATCATTGAATTATATAACGCAACAACATCAAATGCTGCGCCTGTGTCCGTTGGGTCGCAAGTAAACGGAATCCATCCATAGATAGGATGCTCAATTTCACAGTCGATGCGTGTACCATCTATATATTTGGCGTTGCGATAGTTCATCACGAAATCCTCAACCAAAGGGTTGCTACGTTATCAATTACCCCAGAAGTTGTGGAGCGCGTTCCCATGCAACGCCATGTTCCCGCTTGTGCCGACCCCTTTCCTGCTGTTCTGGCAGTTGCTGGTGCGCCATCTAGAGACTGCGCGCCAACTGGTAACAGCAGGCTTCCGGCAATCGTTGCTCCAGTGGCATATGCGGTTGTGTTGTTAGGCTGACCAAACATATACGACCCAACCGCACCCGCAGCCAATCCAGCCGTTGCGGTTGCAACTTGTGCAGTAATGGCTTGTGCTGCCCTTAACGGCGTCATCAGTTTGACCGCATCAGTGCCAGCTTCTGCCTCGGCTTGCGATGCCAAGATCGGGGCTAGTGTAGGGTTGCCGGACACGCCATCGCCGTTAGTCACAGTCAGCGACAAGTTGCCAGTAATGGTGCGACCAGTGAACGTATCAGCCGCAGTCTGCGTGATTAGGCCAGCGGTGTTGTAAGCAGCAAGAGCAGTTAGGGTAGCATCGTTAGCCTGTGCCCCAAGGTTAGCTCGTGCTGTAGTTACGTTAGCTACGTCAGAAAGGTTGTTAGCAGCAAGCATATCACCTGTACCAGCACCTGCTGCACCCTTAGCGGCAAAGAGTTCCCACTTAAGAGCAGTTAGGTCTGTAGAGAATGTACCTGATGTGTGCGCTGTAAGACAGATGTAGGAATTACCAGCTTCTGAGACAAGATCATTCTTAGCGTAAGATCTGCCAGTAGTCCAAGCACTACGCCATTCAGGTACTGAGGTAAGCTCAGTAACAGTCTGTCCATTAAGTGTCAGGTTATCTGCATCAATGTTTCCAACATTAAGCAGAGCCTTGCCGTTAAGGTCCAAGTCAGCCGTCATGGAGTTAGGAGTAGATCCGTCAAGAGACAAGGTATTGTCAAAGGCGTCACGGATAGCTGTAAAGTTATTATTCAGTTGAGTATTAGAAGCATACCCTGAAGAGATGGTTGTGATTGTAGGCTTCTTAGACATCAGTAACTTCCTTTACAGTTAGCCCCATAATAGCTAAAGCAGCTAATCCGTCCATGCCGACGACAACATTCACGCGGTCAGGCTGGGCCTCAATGGGGTCGCTTGTGATGTAGGGGATGACCTCGCCATCTTCTTCCAAGGTGTAGCCTTCTAGTAGCCCCGAAGCTACAGCGTACTCAATGCCGTTGGCATCCAACCAGATCGGCGCATTCTCGACCACGTTGCTGTCGGTGTAGTTAGGCGGGCAAGCGATTGTTACGATGTCCATTAGAATGCACCCGTCTTTCCGTTGACCCAGCTTTCGGTGGATGTGATCTGCCCTGTGGTGAGGTTAGCCCCGAAGCGCACGATCAGGCTGTAGAGGCGACCGTTGAATGGCAGAGACGATCCGCCACGGCGACCGAGGTAGAGCGGGTAGGCGAGGAAGTTGCCACCACCAGTTCCATTTACAATAGTAGTCTGTACTGAGTTTACACGACCAAAAATATCGCCCGCTAAGTCACCAGACAAAGTTAGAATATTGCTTATGGGGGCGGTATATGTTGTAAAGCTCGCAAGTGCCTGTGCGGCAGAACCTCTAACGCCCATAAGATAATTTGCACTAGAGGCTCCGTTTGGCGCTCTTACCTGAAATGATCCAGCATTCGCTCCACTATCTACGCTTGTTTCTGCTATGATTGCAGTCGCAGCATCACTCAGCTTCCGCACCCCAGCGAACACCTGCACCTTGTCGATGCCCGGTGTAATCGTACCCGTGACCATGCCGTCATCCACGCCGTCGAAGAAAAGGTAGGATGCAGACTGAACGCCAGCCTCTGTGACTTCGTATTGCGTCACGACCTTCTGGTAGGCTGTGGCTGTGGAGCCTAGTTCGACTTGAGCGCCCCAGATCAAGAACGAACTTGCAGGAGCCGTTGCAGAGTTGGTCAGAATAACTGGCGCTTGAGAGCCGCCCGCGCTAGAGCTTTTGGTTACGGAGATGCGGGTCCAATTCGCAGTTGGGGTAAAAGCGGTAGAATAAGAATTTTCAAGAGTTAACGTTTGGGCTACCTGTGTTGTCCCATCAGATTTTACCCACACTGAAAACGTGTAGGGCTGCCCAGCCACAAGCCCTGAAACGTATTGGTAAACCTGCGGATATGCCCCTCCGGTCGAAACAAAACGATCCGCTGTCATAGTGCCATCTGGGGCAACTTCAGTGTTGGCGGTTATTGTGGCAATACTTTTCGTCCAAATTGCATTATCAAACTGCTCCGTATAGGTCAGCAGATTGCGCGTCCCCGTGATGGGGTTGACCCCGTAGGTAGGACGCTGACCAAGTGTGGCTTGTGTGGCGTGGTTGCCAGCGAGTTCCTTGACG